AAACATCAATGTGCAGGCACAAAGTTAGGACACAAATATGGGATACACAATTGCATCACCAAGACTTGGCATTGTAGGCGATGTCTATGAACCTGCCGATGGTGTCAATGTTGAAGCGTTGATTGAAGGTGGGTTTATTAAATCCACCATTAAGACCGTTAAATCTGATAAACCTAGTAAAGACACCAACGAGGAGAACTAAGCCATGAGTAATAGCACTTATTTATCTAACCCGACAATAACAATCAACTCGGTTGATTTGACCGATCAATGCACATCAGCAGTTTTGACACGCGTGATCGAGTCACTTGAGTCAACCGCGTTTGGCCAAACAAATAGGTCGTACGTCGGCGGGTTAGAAAATTCAACTTTGACCGTAACTCTCCTAAATAGTTTTGCGGTTTCTGAGACGTATGCGACATTAAAAGCGCTTGTCGGCGTTACCACCAATGTGACCCTAAAACCAACTTCCTCAGCGACCAGTGCGACAAATCCCATCAGCACTCTGACAGGCTGCTATCTAGAGTCATTGCCAATTGTCAACGGTCAACTCGGCGCGCTTGATACCATTGACATCACGTTTACTGGTGGCGCATACTCAGTAGCAATCGCTTAATTAATTCTCGCCGGCAACGGCCCGACACGAAAGAGGCAAGATGCAATTAAAACTTAAAGCCACATTTACTGATGGCACAGTCAACGAGGTAACAACCAACTTGATGACTGTCGTATCATGGGAACGCAAGTACAAGCGCAAAGCGTCAGAGATGGCATCAGGTATTGGTGTTGAGGATTTGGCTTATTTGTGTTACGAAGCAACGCGAGCAAGCGGTATTACAGTGCCCGGCACGCTTGATCAATTCATCACATCGCTTACATCGATTGATGTTTTGGAGACTCAAGACCCAAAAGCGGACACGGCTCAGTAAGGCGCGCGCTGGCAGAGATCGTCGTTGCCACCGGCTACTGGCCGTCAGAGATTACATTTGAGGCAGACGACATGAACGCCGTAATAGAGATACTCAACAAACAACACGGCAAACGATAATGGTCTCTGCATCACCTAACGTGCGTATCACAGGCATTAAAGAAGCATTGGCTGAATTAAACAGCATTGACCCAAAGTTTAGACGCGAGATTACTAAACGCATTAAAGGCGCTGGTGAGCAAATCATTAGTGATGCTCGATCAATGGTTTCATCGTTTCCTAATTCGCTTGGCAACGGCGCGCCTCTGTCTGGCATGGTGCGCGGCAACCTTATTAAAGGCCGAGAGACAAACTGGAAAACTAGCCAAGTGCAAAAAGGTTTTAAGGTGAAAGTTGGTGTGCGTGCAAGCAAAGAACGCTATGTCAACTTTGATCGAGGTGGTTACACAGAGCAAGTTGTTTACGGCTCAAAACCATACCAGCTAATGGCCATACAACAAGCTGATGCTGCCGGCGCAATCTATGACCACGCAGGCCGTCAAACATCATCAATGTTTGTAAACAACCTTAATGCTGAGGTTGGCAGAGAGCCGCGCGCAATTGATAAAGCTGTTGAAAAAGGACGTTTGCCAGTCACACTAAAAGTGCTGGAAGTAGTGCATGATGTAGAGAAAGCAATCAACAAAAATCTAAAGGTCACTTATGGCGATTAACATACCTATCCTTACAAGTTTTGTTGATAAGGGCATTACAGACGCTGAAGGTGCATTTGGCGGTTTAACAAAATCAACTTTAATTGCTGGCGCTGCCATCGCTGGCGCTGTCACAGCGGTTGCTGCATTTGCATATACATCGATCCAAAAAGCATCAGATTTTAATGAGGCAGTCAGCAAAAACGCAGTGGTGTTTGGTGCGATTTCCAAAGAGGTAGAAAACTTTGCCCAAACCGCCAACCGTGCTCTTGGTATTGGGGAAACAGCTGCGTTACAAGCTGCCGGTACGTTTGCCATATTTGGCAAATCGGCTGGTCTTGCTGGTCAAGATTTGTCAGATTTTAGTATTGAGTTTGTTACGTTAGCTGCCGATCTTGCATCATTTAGCAACACCAAAGTTGAGGATGCAATCAGCGCCATTGGCTCAGCATTACGAGGAGAAGCAGAACCATTACGCAAATACGGTGTACTGCTCGATGATGCAACTCTTAAATTGGCTGCCACAGAACTTGGTATATATTCTGGCAATAAAGCGTTAACAGCACAACAAAAAGTTTTGGCTGCACAAAAAGTTATATTTGAGCAAACATCCGACGCGCAAGGAGATTTCTCGCGTACCTCAACTGGTCTTGCTGCACAACAAAAAATACTTAATGCAACATTGGATAATATACAAACCAATCTTGGTGCTGCATTTTTGCCGATTTTTCTAAAAGCCGTTAAGTTTTTTAATGACGAAGTGACTCCAGCGTTTGAGCGTGTTGCAGAGGTCATTGGGGAAAAAGGTCTTGTAAAAGGATTACAACAAGCCTTGTTTGAGATGGGTTCATTTGGGCCGGGCATGGTCGAAGCATTTAAGCAAGTTGCTATAGCAGCTGCTAAAGCCGCAAACGTAATGTATAAGTTTGCTCAAGCAACTGCCGCATCGGTTCAATTTGCTATTGGCAGACCAATGGATGCGCTTAAATCTTTGAGTAAAGTTTTTGACAATTTAATTGATGTAGACAAGATCGGTGCAAGTTTTACTGCGTTTGCTGCCGGTATTAAAAACATGGGCAGCGCTTCTGACTACAGCAGTTTTGCCGCTAAAAAACTAGCTGAGGATGCAAAAGGCGCTGCAGATGCAGTTAATGAATTGGCTGGCGGCGGCGGTGGTGGTAAAGACAAAGGCGCAGCCGGCGCAGCAAAGAAACTTAAAGCATTACAAAAAGCCGCACAAGATGCTGCCGATACTTTAAGAGAAGCAACAGCCGCCGCAGTTAAAGATGCCGCAGAAGCATTAAACAAAGAGATGGCTGAGGCGCTTGATACCGCTAAAAACAATTTAGAAAAAGCGGAAACTGCATACAATGATTTTAGTGCCAGCGTCTCAAAAGGTATTTTAAGCTCACTGAGTTTTTCTAAAGTATTGTCTGATGCAGATGAACAACAAAAAAAGTTAACTGACTCAGTTAAAGAAGCTGCAAAAGCAATTGCATCAGGCTTAAAAGTAAGTTTAGAACAAGCACAAACTGAACTAACAAAAACAAAAGCCACGTTCAATGATTTTGCTAAAACGGTTTCTAGCGGTATTAAAGAGTCGTTTAGTTTTAAGAAAGCAAACGAAGGCGAAGATGGATTTATTACCGGGTTACGCGATCAAGTAACAGCAATTAAACAATACAACGATGATATTCAAGCATTGTTAAATCGTGGTTTGTCGCAAGATGCATTGAAACAAATCTTGGCTGCTGGCACTGAGTCTGGTGCGGCAATTGCACGCGGCTTGTTGACTGGCGCTCAAGACGATATTACCGGGTCAGAAGGTGTTAATGCTTTGGTTGCATCGGTACAAGAAACTTCTGATCAACTTGGTTTAGCAAGCGCCGAAATGTTTTATGGTGAAGGTGTTAGTGCTGCACAAGATTATTTGGATGGAATACAAACTCAATTTGATCACGCTATGGAAAAAGTCAAGGCTCTTGAAACTGGTGAAGCAGTGACAACGAGTTTTGTTGAGGGATTGCAGTCACAAATCTCAGGCATTTCAGACTACGCGGCTGATATAAATACGCTTTTGGGAATGGGATTATCCCAAGATGCATTGCAGGCGGTGCTCGATGCCGGCGGTGAGTCCGGTGCAGCAATTGCCCACGAACTTGTATTAGGCGCTCAAGACAACATCACCGGGCCTAAAGGCGTAAACGCTTTAGTTGCCGATATTAAAAAGGTTGCAACGGCAATTGGAACAAAAGCAGCCGACCAATGGTATGGCACAGGTGTTGCAAACGCCAAAGAATACTTAAAAGGTGTCGAGGATGCATTTGCAGTAGCGCAAGCCAGACTTGATGCAGCCGGCTCAGGATTGACAGTTGCAGACATTAAAGGCATTGGTGCAGGTTTCTTTGACCAAGTCACCAACGGCTATACAGCCACACCGCTAGAACAATTTATGCAAGACGGCGGCGGCTTGTCGGCTGATGCCGGTGGGAACATTGTGTACAACATCAATGTGTCTGGCGTAATGAGCAACGCCCAAACAGGGCAAGCGGTAATTGACGCGCTCACACAATACACACAGGTGTACGGGCCACTTAACTTGGCGATCAGGTAATGGCTGGTGCAGCCGTCATCTCAGGTGGCGATTACCTATTAGAACTCTCAACAGGTTACGACTCATCAGCGTTCTATTTGGATGACTCAACACTTAACGGCACAGCCGTACTTGACGGCGATGGCTTGGATTATGTGGACATCTCAAACCTTGTGCAAGACATCCAAATCAATCGAGGCCGTCAACGGCCGCGCGATGTGTTTGGGCCGGGCCAGATGGCGGTGTCAATTAACATACCTAAAACCAATCGCAACCTTGACCCATTTAATACCAGCAGTCCGTACTACAACAATCTGACAGAGCAGCCCGGACTAGCACCACTACGAGACATCAGACTAAGCCGTAACGGTGATCGCATATTTACAGGCAAAATCACCACGTTTAATCAGCAATACACAATGGATGGTTTAACCCAATATGCGGTGTTTGCTGCCGATGATATTTTTACCCTGTCGCAAGGTTTTTTGCCCGAAACGGCTACCAGCGCTCAAACCTCGTCAGCGCGCATTACAGCCGTTTTAAGCGCCGCAAACTACACAGGCACTACATCGCTTACAGCCTCACCTACAGCCACGCTGGGGGCTTATACGATTGAGTCAGGCACAAACGTAAATGCCTACCTCAATCGCATCCAAGAGGCTGAACAAGGCCGCATTTTTTGCTCTAAAACCAACGTGCTGACAGCTCAATCACGCACCGGAACAACCCTTTCAACATCAATAGCCACGTTTACTGATACCGGCATCGGGTTTGACTATGACGTTTTACAGGTCGAGTTTGATCAATCACCAGTAATTAACAATGCCAACGTAACGATTGAGGTTGGCGGCACATTACAAAACGCCAACAACACTGCCTCAATAAGCCAGTACTTTACGCAAACACAGGCAATTACAGACAGCCTTTTAAGCACCGATGGGCAGGCTGCAACCCTTGCCAGTTACCTACTTGTGCCAATACCGTTGCCACGTTTTACAAGCATTTCAACCAACTACCTCACTCTTACTGACGTACAAAAAACCACCATTACGGCCGTTGAGATTGGTGACACGGTGACTGCCACCAAGACGTTTACAAGCGGCACACCACTTGCTATCACCCAAGATTTATCGGTTGAGGGAATAGAACATCGCATCAATTTTGCGACCGGGCATCGAGTCACGATCTACACGGCTGCCACAACCGTGCTATCCGATTTGATTTTGGATGACGTAACATACGGCATCATCAACTCAACTAATGCGTTAGGGTAAAGTACGACTATGGCAAATACGCAGACCACCGTTCCGTTGTTCGTGGCAAATCAGGTGCTGACCGCAAATCAGCAGAACCTAAGTGCCGGCACAGGCGTACCAGTATTTGCAACAACCGTTACGCGTGATGCGGCGTTTGGTGGCAGTAACAAAGCGTTAGCAGAGGGCCAACTTTGTTACATCGAGGCCACCGATGTTGTGCAGTATTACACTGGCGCAGCGTGGGCTACTGTCGGGCCGACATCATCAGGCGTAGTGCAAGTCAAAAATGCGTTTACGGCAGCAAGTTTCAGCACCGCGTCAACGTCTTATGTTGACATCACAGGTATGTCTATTGCAATTACGCCAACATCAGCAAGCAATAAAGTTTTGGTAACTGGCTCAATAAACTTAGGTACTGCCGCCGCAGAGGTTATTATGTGTCAACTTATGCGTGACACAACTGCAGTTGGTAACGGCACTATTGGGTCAAGTTACAACGGCATAACTAGTAATCCTTTCCAATCCGCTAGTGGAATGTTTACGTTGCCATTTATGTTTTTAGACAGCCCAGCAACAACATCGGCAACAACATACAAATTAAGGATGTTAACAAGTGCAGGAACAAGTTATATGAACCGCCGCGCTACTGACACTGCATTTGGCGGCAGCAGCACAATTACAGTTATGGAAGTAACACCATGATTGACTACGCAGCAGTTTTAACCGCCAATTATCTTGGCGCACAATGGACACTTGATGGCAACACTTATGAGGGTTTGACATGGTTAGACAGCACACCAAAACCCACACAAGCCGCATTAGACGCAGCATGGCCAACAGTTAACTACAACGACCAGTACACCGCAGTTAGCAATACTCGACATAAAGAATACATTAAAACAAGTGACCCAATCTTTTTTGAGTGGCAACGCGGCACAAAAACGCAAGCCGATTGGGATAACGCAGTGCAAGCAATTAAAGATGCAAACCCGTACCCACCTAACCCTGCTGGTTAGCGTCATGCTTGCGTTAATCCCGATAGCTTGCGCTAGCGAACGAACTAACGCGCCGAAAAAAGTACGCAATAGCGCGCTTGTAACAGGTTGCGAAACAATAAGGCAATGCGACAATGGCTAAAGATCGATCAGAAATTGACTATTTGCACGCACGCATGATTGTGTTTGTGGCTTGCACAATTGCAATAACTTTTGCTGTCACCGTCATTGGCTTTGTGTATTTTTTAGGTTTTGTAGATCAGCCAGTAGAGCAATCACCTAATGACGCGGCGTTTATTGACTTACTTAAAACGCTGTCAATCTTTATGACTGGCACGTTGTCTGGCCTTGTTGCCGCCAACGGTCTAAAGCGCAAACCTGACTCTGCAACACCATGACCGTAATACCTGCCAACCCTAAAGTCATCGGGTCTAGGCCGTACACAGGCAACAGTGACGGCGCATCTGCTGGCCCATTGCCCGGCATGGATGAGTGGATACGGCAAGCCATCAAATACGGTGCAGGCGCTTTCTGGAACAACGGCTCATACGGCGTGAGACCGATGAGGGGATCTGAGTCGCTTAGTGTGCACGCCACTGGTCGAGCAGTTGACTTGTCATATCGGATGTCAGAGAAACAGCCAACAGCAAACCGTAAAGGCACTATTGCGTTTATAAACATTGTGCTTGCCAACGCAAACGAGTTAGGTGTTGAGTGCGTGCTTGATTACTTTCCTAAAGCGTTTGGGCG